CGTGAACACGGCACAGGGCCGCGATGCCGCGGTCCTTGCCCGAACTGATTCGATTAAAGGTTTATCGGTTGGGTTCGTTAGTGCCAAATCAGCCATGAGCAAAGCCCGCGACTCAATCACTCACACACTAGCCAACCTGCTAGAAGTATCACTCACCCCATACCCCGCATATCCAACCGCTGGAGTTGCGGCAATCAGAGAACAAGAAGGAGAAACTATGTCCGACACAA